GTTACTGGCAGAGACCTTTCTCAACTTACTAAATTACAACTAGAGGAGTATGGCGTTAAATACCACGAGCTTAGGTTCGGTAAGCCTGCATACGATGTTTTTATAGACGATAAGGCGATAAATGCTAGAGAATGGTTAAAGAGCTAAAAATACTCGTCCTAGGTAACGATCCTCAAATAAATCAAATTGATTTCAGTCGACTTGACCCCAGTGTGATCACGCTTGGTGTTAACCGAATCTGGTTAAAGCACATACCTAATTTCTTTTTCTTTAACGATTTTGAGATACTCAAGGAACTAGAAACAAAGCCTGAGGTAGTCAAGGCACTAGTCTCAAAATCACAGTGTTTTAGTAGCGACTGGTTAAATAAGTCAAAGAAAATAAAAAATTTGCCAGATTGGGTTAAAGTCTACGATCGACCCAATAAAAAGTCTCTACCTGATTCAGTAACCGTTGCTATTTCCATATTTAAGTCACAATACCTCAACTATCGTACTGCGACCTTCTATATTGCGGGAGTATCTTTAAAATGGGCAAATCCTAGTCATTTTTGGAAAGAGTTAGATTATGATTCTTTAAATAAACATAATGAAAAGTGGTACGATCCTAGGTTTAAGCTAATGTTGGAAAACTTTAAAAATCTATCTACTAAAAATAACAGCATAGTCTCAGTGCACCCCGACTCGCTACTCAATAAATACTATCGGTATGAAGGTATTGAAAATCTCTACGTAAATTAACCTGGGATTGCAGAAAGTAATTTAGTGACAGTCGTTATTGCTGCGATTAGTGCAATCACAGGTGCAGGTACCTTAAATTTTAATTTTGTTGCTATCATTAGAACAGTAGTCAGTGACGACAGCACGACATTTAAAGTCTTAAGAATGCTTTTCTTAGTCTGTATGGCTACACCTAGCGTATATACTGGATTAGGGACAGCTGGCGGTAATGCAGCTGGTAATGCAGCATTTGCAACAGTTGCTGTAACTTCAGCTGGAATAGAGTCTAGTGCTTCTTTTGCTATTTTATATTCCTGTTTCATCTTGATTATTTCCTCTTCAACCATTGGCTCAAGGCTCTTTTTTACACCATCAAGCACAGCCTTTGCGTCTTCTTTTGCCTTCTTTTCTGCCTCTTCTTTAGACATTCCTCTCTCTATGTTTTCCTCTTTATCGGCATCAATCATCTTTAGGTATCCACCTAAATTTTCATCCTTCTTAATTATGTTTTCTATTACCTTGTCCTTAGTTAACCCAGGTATGTCTGTACCTAGTTTACCTAATTCTTTGATTCCTTTTATCTGTTCTGCTAGTTCTTCCATTACTTTGTTTTTGTTGTTTTACTAAGTACTACACCTGGTAGTAATTGTGGAATAGGTGGCGTTCCTGAGCCTGGGTGAGTGTGAGCATTAAAAAGCTTTAAAAAAGTCTTACCTTTAATCAAATATTCAGCAATTGCTGCTGATGATGATTTACCTAATTCGATATTTGGAGAATCGATAATTACCTTATTATCAGTCTTCATAGTTATTTGATTTTCTTTGTCTATATTAATTAACGCTCCTTTTACTGAAAGAGTGAGTCCTTTACTTACACTAAACCAGATCTTTAATTCCTGGTCCCCATCGAAAAGAACGATATGACTTCCTGCATACTCAGAGTTTAGTTCTCCCTTAACGTCTTCTGCTAATTCTTGTAGAGCAAAATATTCAGGTGAATATGGGTTACCATTATCAAAAACAACTGCAACTACTGAATTCAGTTTAGGTATAGAGACAGCGCCACCTTTACCAGCTTTCCCAAAAACAGTTCCTCTATTTTTAGGAAATGCCCAAGGTATATCCTCAACTGGAATTTCGTCGTATATACTTGCTACTCTTACCTTTGCTCGGCCTTCTTTTCTAGGATCTTCGATATCCACAATTATCCCTAAGAATTGTTTATCTAAGAGGTCATCAAAGTCTCTAGCCGTTATGTCGTGATTTCTACTCATCTATTATTATATCTTTAGATTTAATTTAGTTTTAATCATACACATCTCCTAAATTAGTCGGAGAAGAAGGTTTTTGTTTGTCTGGATATACATCACCCAAGTCTTTTACTGGAGCATAGAGTAGGTTTGTAATAGGATCAGTCACCTTGTTAGTAAGACCACCTATATTCTTTAATCCATTTGAAACGGCCTCTATGCCTTTAGCTGCCGTGTTACCTACAAACGGTAGACCTACTACTGAATTTAATACACCAGCGCCAGTCGCTAAGATTTTTGCCTGTCTCCATGGATTATTCACCCTGTTCTTTGTAGCATCATCATAGAGTTTAGTTCCATCGTAATATCCACTCTCTTCCTCAAAATAACCTACCTTTATATCAAACCTGCTAGTGTTAGGCGTGCTTTTAGTAGCTACCTCCATTGCTGCACCTGCTTGTGCACCTGCAAAACTGTCGCTGAAATCAAACTCACACTGTCTACACTTAAATTTCATGAATCCAAACTGTTTAATCGTACTGTTTTCGTCATCCATTAGGCCTAGCCCGCTTAGCGACGATGATATCTTACCAGCAGCTCCGTTTATTGCTGCTGTGTTTATACCTAGCGCGTTTGCAACATTACCTGCTATTCCTGGTATTTCAAACCTCATATTTCTAGTTTCTGCCACCCAAACCTCCATCGCAAACCATCTTAAGTTTTCAGGAACTCTAGCAAGCATTGCCTCTTTGTCATATATTGCTGCTCTATACAGGTTTGCAAGCTGACTTATCCTTAAATCTACTGCTTCTAGCGTCTCAATCGTTAGAATTTGATCGTATTTCTTAACAGAGTTCATGTCAGTTGCAGCTTTATACATCGTATCTAAACCTTTAATGCTTTGAAAGTACCACGGTGTTTTCGTAGAAATGTAATCTAGCGATCCCTTAAATGTAGTTAGTGCATCTTCCATGTCGTTTCTACCAATTGACCCCAAGTAACTACTTGCAGAATTTGGATTAGTCTTCCTCCCTTCTGCAAATAGTGGGCTGGCCCATAAAGAGTTTACAGTTCCCAAATCAAGTCCGCTAAAGCTAAAATCTATACCGAAACTTAGGTAAGTAGGTTCGTCAAAGGGATCAGTTACATACCCTCTTCTAAATCCATTTACGCTTCTAGCTACATTAAAAAAGTTAAACATTTGGTGTCTTTATTTTTTTAGAAGCAACCCATTCTCTTCGAGCTAAGATCAGCTCTGTGCTAAATTCTCTAGCCTCTCCATCGAAATAGTATTTTGCTCCTTTTACCCAATATTTACCGCTTAACTGTATATCAGGCACCTCATCCTGTGCGTTACGATTACCTTCGTTTGCTGCTTTTTTTGGATCAGCTTCTTTTCTAATCTGATCAGCAACTCTCTGCGTTATTATCACCGATATCACCGATCCTCTGATCACCTGAAAATTTATTCCAGCCAAAGATATGTTAAGCTGTATCTTTTCTAATTCCTTTAGGTTTATATCGTTTGCTATTTTAGCATGATTCCAGTTTTGATGCGTGTTACCGTACTCAATATTCATCCACTTCTTAAGACCCACATCAGATAATCCTTCAGGCTCAGGTAAAAGTACCTGGTCTTCAGCGAGTCCAACTGTGTTTGTTGGAGCTACAAAATAGTCTACAAACTTATCGGCCGGCTCTCCCTCTAACGTATAATCGTAATAATAAATCCTCTTCTTGTATCCACTGCTCTTTAAAATTTGACCTTGGTCTGACTGTAGAGAAAGTCCTACTATGTAATGAGGTTTCCCTTTGCTATTTTGCATAGTAGTAAGAAAGTTTAGAGTAGTAGAATCGCTTTCTTCTGATTTAGAAAGTGAGCTTGTATCGATTGCACCAGCATCAAGGTGAGTATCAAAAGTACTGTCTGATTCCATCTGCATGAGCTGTACATTAACGTTTATATAGTTTAAACAGTATTCTTTATTAACAAATGCAGTAAAAAAAGAGTCTTCATCCTGATAAGAGTGACTGATTACGTCTTTTATAAAGTTAGCAGGACTAGTGTTAAAGTTTAACCAGGTCATTGAGTCTGCTGGCTTAACTAAGTTTTGAGTAAAACCTATTTTTAGTTCCTCTGCCACTTTGAATAGAGCATCTCTTGAGGTAAGACTAGCATAGCTCTTAGAGACGTTGTTATAGAATCTAGGTATAAACAGCTCCCCTTTTATAACGTATTCTATTCCACTTGATGCTGAATCAGAATGTCCTTTTTTAGTCGGTATAGATCGAATTGAAGTTATCAACCAGTCTTGACGTAATGGCTTAAATTTTCCATTAGCCACTTTCACATAGGAACTAGCTACCATATTTGTTTTAGGAAAAGAGTTCCCATTAAACTCGCCAGAGTCATCGACAAAGATCAGGGTCATGCTTGGTAAAAAGTTAGTTTCATCTATTATAAACGAATCTATGTTAAGAACAGAGTACCCATTTATTTGTATAAACGGCTCGTCTCTACCTGCAGTTTGAGCAGTACTTGGTTTATGATTGGGCTTTTTAGTAAGTGAGAGCGACTTAACATCCCTAGAGTCGTCTAGATCAGTCAGTTCTACTATGCTTAGTGTTGGGTCCAGTGTCTTAAGTACGATTTGGTCTAGTTCCCTCTC